CCGGGAATTAATTCCCGATAAAATAAATTAAAAGCATATTTGCTTTTAATTTAATTTTATAAAGCAAATATGCTTTATAAAATCTTATTATCTAAAACCCGAAAAGAAATTTATTTTGATTTTTCTCATTAAAATTCTATAATATTAATAATATTGTAAAAAATAAATAATAAATATATTTATATCATGAAATAAGATATTTAATAGAATCTATCAAGAAAATAAAATAATTCTATGAAAAACAAAATGAAAAAACCAAGAAGAAAAAGTCTATAATAGTATCAATAAAAGATTTTTAATGATAAATTTATATTCCGCACTGACATATAAGAAGGTCGTATATATATAATAAAAGTATTTTTGATGATGGTAATAGTGTCAAGGCTCGCTTCGCTCGCAGACGGCGAAGCCGTTCATAAAACCCTTCATAAAACCCTTCATAAAAACCCTTTATAAATCCTTATTCTTTTTTACATTTTATATTTTAGGATGGGGGGAGGGTGGTATTTTTAGGACACCCCCCCCATGTTTGTTTATTTTTTATTCCAAAACTTCTATAACTTATTAACAAACTTCCAGAAGAAATTATTATCTTTCTCTATACCAATATACTTTCTATTTAATTCTTTACAAACAAGACCACTATTACCACTACCGAATGTAGGGTCTAATACTACATCATCTTTATTACTATATCGCTCTATTAAGAACTTATAGAGGTCTTTTGGCTTTTCTGTTGGATGTGATGATTTTCTTAAAGTTTTATTAGGTGTTTGTATTACTGATAATATACATCTTTTAGAACCATCATTATTAGTTTCAGTTCTTTTAATATGTGGAATCATTCCAGCACCTTCATTCGTTGCTTTAAAATTATATGCTTTAAAATCTCCTTTAATATCAACTCTATTATACTTAGCACCAGCCTTACTAAAAACATAAATCATTTCATGCGACCTCATAGGCATCTTATTAGCTGATAAAAATGACACTCCACGACCTTTATCCCATACTAAATCATAACGAAACTCTTTCTCATTACTCTTTATTAATTCATATCCGTATTTAGTCGTAGTAAATAATAGAGTAGGTGTATGGTCGTTTTTTCTAATGCGTTTAATCTGTTTCCAGAACTCTTCTAAATCTATTTTGATGTCCCAAGAGCAACCAGCAATAACATCATTCGCATTATTATTTTTTCTCATTTGTTTTTCTTTTCCACCACCACCAGTTAAGCAACCAAAAGGCAAATCACAAATAATCAGATCTACAGACTTATCAGAAATATATTTCATTTTTTCTAAACAATCTCCTAAATATAATGTTGTCATGTTATTCTATTTTTACCAATCTATTATTATTCCAGTAAATTCTATTTTTTTAGTTGTTTCAATTTCTGTAAATATTACTTTTTCCTTTTCTATTTTTTTTGCTTGACATTTATGATAAGAATCTTTTTTCTGTTGATTTATTCTATCTCTATTTTTATTCCTATAATCCTCTGCATATTCTTTATCATATTTATAATAATATTTTTTATGATATTTATTATATTGTTCTTTGTGTTCTTCTTTGTATTTTTTCTGGTAAGCTAATCTTGCTTCTTTATTACGTTCATAATATGATAAATCAGACATTCCTATTTATCATATTTATATATTTGTCGTAAATCTTTCGTACTTCCTATTATATCGTTCTAGATAAGCAATATGCTTATATTGTCTTTTAATGAGTCGTAAAATATCTTTTAAAAATCGTTCTTTAACTATATTAGTATCAATATAATTCTCCCACATATTAATATTATTTAAACATATTGTAATGCCTTCTTCTATTTCCATTAACATTCTATTTATTTTTCAAAAAAAAAAGTAGGTTTTCACTTTTTTAAAAAAATAAATTAAAAATAAAATCCCGGCAGACAAAAAATCCGGAAAATTGAATCCCGGTAAAAAATATTTTCTGATTATTAATTAGAAATGGAACCTATTATCTGTAATCAGCAGTTTTCACGCAAAGGTCTTGCTTATTTATGGAATCATCGTGAATCTATTGATGCTACACAATTATCTATCATTAATAGTCTTTATAACAATCGTAAGAAAGGTTCTATGGATGGAGAACAATCTATAACTTATAAACTATCAATTAAAAAGGCTGGTAAATTAGGTTATGGACGATATTATGGTAATAAAGGTAGTTTAGAAACTCTTGAAAAAGAAGCAAGAGGTACATTATGTAAAGATTTCTATCACGATTTAGATATTGTAAATTGTCATCCAGTTCTTCTGGTTCAATTTGCTAAATCTAAATATAATAAAGATTTACCAGAATTAGAATATTATTGTGAAAATAGAGATATTATCTTAAAAAAAATTAGTGATAATAGAGATGATGCTAAAACTGAAATTATTAGAATTTTATACGGTGGTAAAAATAAACATGATATTACTTCTAAATTAAGTGAAGAGATTAAAACATTCTCTAAATTCTTATCAAAACAAAAAGAATATGAAGAATTATTAAAAGTTTGTAAAGAAGAAGATAATATTTATGGAACATTCTTATCCTTTGTATTACAAACAGAAGAAAGACATTGTATGTTAAGTATGAAAAAATATTTAGAAAGTATTAATATTTCTGTAGATGTTTTATGTTACGATGGTGTTATGATTAGAAAAAATGATAAATATATTATTGATAATGAATTTCTACAAAATATATCTAATGCTATTCTTAAAGATACTACTTATAAAGTTATTATTACAGAAAAAACATTCTCTTATTTTGAAATTCCAAATATTGATACTGAAGAAATAGTAAAAGGAGTTTCAAAGGAAGAATATACTAAAATGAAAGAAGAATTTGAATTAAATCATTTCTATTATATTCCTACTAATCAATATGCTGAAATTAGAGATGGTATTATGAATCTTTACGATTTACAACACGCTACAGAAATCTTTAATTCTGAATATATCTTTAAAATGAGTGATAAATTCGCTGACAATATTACCTTCTTTGATTTATGGAGAAAAGATATTACTAGAAAGAAAATTAGATATGTTAGTTATTCTGAAAAAGGCGATGATATATTTACTTTACCTCTTACATTTCAATATACTAAACAATCTCCAAATCTAAATCCTAAACATATTGAGTTATTTGAAAAATTATTATCTATTACTTGTAATAATAATACTATACTAAAAGAATATGTTAGAAATTATTACGCTCATATTCTTCAAAAACCTTTTGATCTACCTGGAGTTGGTTTGGTATATACTGGTGGTAAAGGTATTGGTAAAGATACTAAAGTTAATTTTATTATGAAATATATTTTAGGAGAAAAATATTCTCAAAATTATTCTAGTAATAAACAATTCTTTGGAGTTCATGATACTGGAAAACAAAATAAATTTCTTATCAAATTAGAAGAAGCGTCTAGAAAAGATTGTTTAGAAAATAGTGAAGAATTAAAAGCAATTATCACCGCTACTATATTAACTTATAATCCTAAAGGCTCTAAAGAATATAATCTTCCTAATTATGGTAGATTTATCTTTACTACTAATAAATCAAATCCTGTAGATATGAGTGATGAAGAAAGACGATTTGTTATTCTACCAGTTAGTTCTGAAATGAAAGGCAATACTCAATTCTGGAATACTATTTATAAAGAATTATATAACTTTGAAGCTGGTAGAAGTATCGCTGAATACTTATTATCTATTGATATTTCCAATTTTAATCCTAGAACTTTACCAGTTAATGAATATCAAGATGCAGTTATTGAGTCAGAAAAGACAGATATTGATTTCTTTATAGAACAATGGAATGGAGAAGAAATTAGTTCTAATGATTTATATAATAGTTATAAAGAATTCTGTATCACTACTAATCTACAATACTCTCCTAATAGTATATCATTTGGTAGAAAATTATTATCTTATATTAGAAGCGGTGTTTTATTGAAGAATAGAAAAGCAGATAATACCGCCTTTTATTCCAAAAAATAGGGGATTACAAATTATTATCCTAATTATCCTAATTCTTTTTTTTTATCCTAATTCTTTTTTTTTTATTATATTATTATTATATGATATAATAATATCATATAATATATATTTTATTTATAGAATTAGGATAATTAGGATAATTAGGATAATTTTAATATTGCTGTAGCAAAAAATAAAAAAAAAGGGGGGGTTTTTTTACCCCACTTTTTTGGCTAAAAGGTTCAACCGTTCAAAAAACCATTTTTATCCTACTTATCCTAATATCCTAATTTTTTCAAAAAAAAAGAGGGGATTTTTTTGGAATAATAAAATTGTTTGCAATTAATAGAATGGAAGCAATAATAGTAAAGCAAACTCTAACACAAGTAAAGATATTATGTCCTTATTGTTCTAAGATACATATTCACGGTAAAGTAAATAGTAATGAATATAGAACATCTCATTGTCATAAAGGTGATTATTTAATAAAAAAATCAATCAATCAAAGTTTATAGTAAATTCTTTATTAATAACTTTGAAAACAATTTCTTCTTTTACCTTTTTCTCTTTTTTGTATTTCTTCATACAAGTCTTACACCAATTAATTCTATTATCTGGATATGCTTTAGTATTAGAAGATTTATAATATGAATCTATTGGTAGATTCTTACTACATGATTTACATATTTTATTTAGATCAATCTCAACCATCTAATACTAAAGCCTAAATATTGTTTTATTTCTTTACTATTAGTATAGAGAACATGGAACACAATGAAGCATTAATTTCTACTTTTGAAGTTCTTATGAAAGTCCCACATTTTAAAGATAATCTACAACATTTAGTTCTTCCAGAATTTTTATATGAAAAATATAATCTTCCTAAACCTGAAATCCAAGATATGAAAACATATCTTAATAATACGATGAAGCATCAATTTATGCCCGGTTCTCAATTAGAAATCCGTAAGCCTGCTCCCGGAGGTGTTAGAGATATTTCTGGTATTAATGTAATCATAACTAGCGATATGAGTGGTAATACTAATATTGATTGGGAAGAACCATCCGATACATCAACCTTTAAGAAAGTTGTTAAACCAGATTATGATATTAGTGGTAATACAGAACATTGGGATAAAACAGATTATAACCATAGACAAAAATTAAATAAACAGAAAGAATGGTATGATAAAAATACTACAGATTATTTACAACAATATATTGATTTATCATTTCCCTCCTAAATGAACGTATAACGCTTTAATTTGTTTTTTGGCTCTAGATAATGGTATTGGGTCATTAGAATAATGATGCCCTTTCGTATCAACTACTATTCCTTTATTCTTACCCCATTTTTCAATTTTATAAGGCATATTTAGTTCTATACTCAATAATGAGATTCAATCAAAATATTTATTTCTTACTTCTGCTATATTCTTCTCTAAACTAGTGCTATTCCCCCATAATATCCAACGACTAAAAAATCCCGCAGTTAAAACACCGGAACGAGTCCAATCTTCTCTTTTTCTATGTCTATTGATATATCTTTCTCTTCGTTCTTCATCTTTATGATGTAAATAATCACTAGCACCTTTTAATCCAAACTTTATATGATGTTCCCTTTGATTATTATCAATAACTAAGGCAACATATTTATGAACTCCATCATTAGCGGAAGTAATAGATTTTAATTTCATCTATGCATGTCTTGGAATTAATTCTTTTACAGGCCCTCTTAAACCCCTTCTAGCAGCAGCCATAATTTCTGCTGGTAAGCCTTGTTTTCGTTGTATTTGTAATATTTGTTGTTGTGTGAGAGGTTTTAATGTTTCAACAGGTCTCCCTCTTCCTCTTGTTAATCCTTCTGAACTTCCAGTCATTCTACCGATTAATGCTTGTTGTTTGGCAGCTGCTGCCGCTTCTCGGCCTTTTGTAAAACCAATACCAGTAGATGAAGGGCCTTTAGCAACTCTAGGATATTCTGTTTCATATTCAACTTCTGACATTCTTGGTTTCTCATCACCCATAAGATGACCTCTAGACGCAACAGGACCAAAACGATTACCTTTTGCTCGTAAATATGACATATCAACTGCTTCAGGATAACGAACTGCCCCTTTTTCTGCTTGGACTAGATATGGTACTTGAACTTCACCAAATGCGTGAGCTGATTTACGAATAACAGAAGAGGGATTCTTAAACTTGCGTAATATATCAGCCTCTCTAGCTTTACTAATTGCCATGGCAATCTCTTCTTCACTATAACCCTCTTCTCGTAAAATCTCAACTTTGTCCCGTAATGCTTCAGATGATATATCATTAAAATATTCTTGGAGTTTCTCTTCTGAGTTATCTAGTTCCACTATCGGAGATAACCATTGATGAGGGGCAGAAGCGTAAGCGTGTTGTAAATCTAAAATACCAGCAGCCTCTAAAAAATCTTGTGGGAATTGATAGTCTTGTCCGTTTGTTTGATGTAAAGCCGAACGTCTATCCGCAGCATTGCCTTCCGTCAAATGACCCCATTGAGTCAATGCATAAACGCCAGGTGCTGGTCTGAAACGCTCATAAAAATTATCTCTTATATCTTTTGCTACAGAATCACTAACCCTTTTTTTAGTGCTTGTGAAATGTGAAACTTTTGATCCTTCCCAACCAGGATTTAAAAAATGGTCTGTAGATTCATTATTTACTTCCTTATTGATTTTAAACTCATAACCTCCTCCTGTAGAATAACCAGTTGGGAAATATCCGGGGCCTCCTTGAACTGTAGAATGTGTGGAAAGTCCTCCTTTCTGTGCCCTCATATACTTATTAATGCTTTAATATTTTATCTACTATCTTTTTAAAAGGGCATCCAATAAATCATAACCCGTTAAATTTCTAGATACTTGTCTTTCTTGTCTTGTGCTTTCTTGTTTTTGTTGTTGGCGTTCTTGTTTTATTTTAATAGGTGCCACATATTCCTCCTCTTCTTCAGATGCCTCAGCAATTTCTTTTTTAGGAGCCTTAACCTTTTTAACAACATTCTTTTCTACCACAGCAGGAGGAACAGGTCGTAGCATACCAGCAATATCATTTCTTAATGCTTGTAAATCATCTTTTGTAATATGCTCTATAATTTTAGGTGCTGGTGGTGGTGCGACAGGTGTCGGAGGAATATCAATAGAAATAGAATTGACTACAGCTTTCTTTTTTGTTTTTCGTTCTTTCTTTGTCTCTTCAACTGGTGGCGATTCGTCTTCAGAAGAAGAATCATCATTTTTTTTTACTAAAGCATTTTTCTTTTCTCGTCTCGCTTTTAACATAGCAAGAGTTGCTTTTTTTTGTGCTTCAGTTCGTTCTTTTTTTGGCTTCTCCATTCTATATTATATAATAAGATAATTATCCTATCTTCTGTAATGTAACGCCAGGATATAAAGTGAGCGTACATGCTGTAGAACCACTATAATATCCTTGAACTAATAAAGGACTTGCTATAGGAAGAACAAAGGTTACAGTAAATGTATTATCTATAGCAGAGTTAGTAGCATTCGTTAAAAAATACGATTTTGTAGAAGTTCCATAACCTGTAATGCCTGGTGATGTAGAGGCAAATACTCTTACTACAATAGAATCACCAGCAATACCAGCAGTTTCAATAGCTTGATATCTTAGACTAACTTGATATGTTCCAGGCTGAATAGTTCCAAAAGACATCATTGTAACTTGTGATCCATTAATCATATTATTAAGAACAGAAGTCGCCAAATATGTATTAGGGACAACATTAACAGTCGTATAAGTGTTTGTAATAAGAGTTCCAGTATTATCATATTGACTAACAGTCGTATAAACCGTATCATTCGCAATAGCATTAGCAGTTAAAACGGGATTACCTAATAAATAAGGAACTAAACTTCCACTTGTTGCCATATCTATTTAAGCACAACAGAAGATATTTGATTTAAAAGATTTTGATTCTGTTCTTGAACCATTTTAGATAAAATAGATATCTTATAATCTAATATCGTAGAAATACTACTTCTTAGATTACCATCCGTAGAATTATAATATTCTTGAGCCAGATTTTTAGATACCGATAGATTCAAATTAAAGTTAGGTTGTATGGTATTCATTCTACTTATTAAGTATCAAAAGCAAGACCACCAGAAGGAAAAAATCTTGCTAAACAAGTTCCTAATTGCAGCGAAGCAGTATAATTGTTAGCAGTAGGGTCATAATAAATAATATTGTAAGTTGTAACACCAGTAGAAACATAACAACCCGATTGTAATGTAGTGAATGTAGAAACTCCAGTCGTATTTATAATTGGTAAAGCAGACATACCATCTTGTTGGTTAAATGTAGATATAAATCTCCCTGGTGTGTAAAGAATAACACCATTACCAGTAGCAGAGGCTCCACCAGATGTTTTACTATATACTGCTTTTTGCTGGAGACCAAAATTACCAGTTCTTGGAAACTTAACATTAGAATATAATACATAGCCAAAATTATTAGGGCCATTAGAACCAGCACTAGAACCTGATATAGTAAAACTAGATTGGGGAACTCCAAATAATGTAGAATTGAAATTGACAGGTTTATTATTGACACTACTCAAAAATGTAATAGGAGCATTAAGCGTATTAGTAGAAATATATATACTAGATATATTAGATGCTGTGATATTATTAGCATTAGAAATAGAATTACCGCCTAAGTCAAAATTATTATTGACTATAATAGATTGTAAAGTTAGAGGATTATTATTACCAAGATTTCTAGTATATAAAGCAGAAGCAGTAACAATAGATGTTGATATTTGTGTTGTAGAAATGTTAGAACCAGTATAAGAATTGACATTACTAATAGAATGATTTCCAAGATTTACATTTGATACAAAGGTTATAGAATTACTATTATTTGGTTTAATATTATCTATATTTAAATATCCAGTAATAATAGCATCACCATCTATTTGAACTGCTCTATTAGAATAAGGTGCGATATAATCAACAGATAATCCTCCATCTGTAATAGCCACTTGACGATTACTATTGGGTCTAATATAATCAACGACTATATCATTAACATTTGAAATACCAACATAAGTCATATTAATAGGACTACCAAAAGATACAATACCAAGATTATTAGCAAAAATATAATCAGTATATATAGGAGAATCAAAATGTATTTGACTTATATCATTATTTACTCGTAAAAAACCATCTCCATCATTTGATAAATAAGAATTACCACCATTACCACTAATCGTTAAACTATATATATTTTGGATATAATTATTATTCATATCAATAGGATTATGAAAAGTAACTAAAGAATTACTATTAGCATAAATATTATCAACATTAATATTACTAACATTTTGTATATCATTATTATTAAATGTAGTAGTATTTCCAATAGATAATATACCTATATCAGCAAGTCCGTAAATAGGATTGAGACCTGGAAAGTTAAGATTGCTGATGCTAAGATTATTTACATCTATTATATTATTTGCTAATAGATTCACATCAGTATTAAATCCAATGTATGGATTACTATACGCAGTTAAGAAGTCTGTTTGTATTCCATTGCCAGGAAAAGCGACATAATCATTACCATTAGGAGTTATTAAATCAACTCTTATAGGAGAAAGAACAATACTATCATTACTAGCAGTGCCTATATTATCAACATAAAGATTAGCGAGATTACTAATATTATTATAACCACAATCTATACCAGAAGAACCAAGATTAGGCAATAAATAATTAGTATAAGTCTTTAATATATTAGAAATACTATATAGAGGATTTGTTCCAAATAAAGACATATCTCCTCCAACATATAAAGGTTGCGTGGTAGGATATATATTTTGAGTATATAAATAATTAACATTAGAAAGATTATATCCATTTATATCAACATTACTAATAGCAGGATAAAAAGACCAATCAGCAGCACCACCACCAACAATATTACCAGCAGATATAGTATTAACATAAATTGTATCCGTTATAAAACTACTCACCTTTGCTTCTAAAATACCAAACCCTTTTATAGTGCTATTATTAGTATCATAACCCGATAAATCAATTTGGAAAACAGAACTGCTAATATTTTGTATAAAGGATGTATCTTGAATGTATAGAGAACTTACAAAAGTAGAAAAATATAGTGGTGGAGGAATGATAGAAAGTTCTAAATATCTAATATTACTAGTAGAAGGATTAAAATAGAATCTAGATGGAATATTATCAGGTAATGTAGCAAACCCAATAAACATAACGGGATATTCTGGTGCTATATATAATGGATGACCGTTATCATTATAGAAATCACAATAACCTACATTTGAACCAGTTCCAAAATATATAAGAGTAGAATCTAAACTAAAATTGGTATTAGATAAAATACCGCCATAATATGTAGTGCCAGTAGCATCAAATACATTATAAGTAACACCATCAATAACAGTAGGTGTAGTATTATCAGCAGTAATAATACCAGTAGTTATAATAGATTCATAAACATCAATATTACTGGTAGAATAAGATAATGTTAAAGAACTGATACTTGCGGATGGATAATCTTGAACTATACCTTGATATGTATCATTAAAATTGTTAGATAAATTAAAATTATTAGATAATAATAAATTGGAAAGAGTAAGATTAGAAAAAATAATACCAGAACCGCTACAATTAATAAAATCATAATTATACATTTTACCTCTGGGATTTTGTGATGGAGAAATATTATCAGTATTTATAGTACAATTTCCAGGGCTTGTAGTGTTAATACAATTAATATTGGAAGTGTTAATTTCAACATAAGAACCACCAGCCAAAGATAAAGCACCACCAGCAGCAATACTAGCAGCACCTCCAGCAGCAGCATTAAAAGTAGCAACAGAATCTAAAGTAATATAAGTAGCAGCAACAACAGAAATACCAGTAGGTAAAACATCAATTCTTTGAGTATCAATACCAGCAATATTTAAAGCGCCAATATGAACTCCATGAACGATATTACCATAGCCAGGGAATAAAGTGGTTCCACCTTCAGCATATAAAGCATTAAACCCTGGCCCTAAAAGAGAACCATAAATAGCAACTCCACCTTGTCCGAATGTATTAGATACTACTACTGATGGCGTGGTTAGTTCAGTTAATATATCAGCTTTATTAGCACTAACTTTTCCGTTAGCTGCTACAACATTTCCATTAGCTGTAAAAAAATTTCCATTAGAAGTTTGAAAACTACCGTTAGAAAGTTCTATAGAACCATATAGCCCTTTAATACCTCCAACATCATCTAAAGCATTATTTTGAAAATTAATTCTTTGTATGGCTGGATATCTAGACCAATTAGAAACATTATCAGTTGTAGTAGAAGCATTAGAAAAATTAACTAAAACAGTAGAAAGATAATTACCATAAGAACCTCCAATAGAACTAACGATAATATTATTGGCATTAATAGAACTTACATTAAGATTAGCAGCACTAATATTTTTAACATTTAAAATATTTGTATTAGTAGAATAAGAATATAAATAACCAGAACTAATAAAGTTGGTTTCTACACTATTAGTTAATATAGTATTGCCATTAAATAAAGTATTGTTAATAATTTGACTTGTAATAACTCCAGAACTAATAAAATTAGCATTTACACTTTTTGTAAAAGAAGAAGCATTAGAAATAATATTATTAGAAATTAAATTAGCATTAAGATTACTTGTAGTAGTAGTATGGATATTATATAAATTAAAATTATTAATATTAACATCACTAATTGCCTCATATTCAGACCATAAATTCGTATCACCAGTAATAGTAGAACCAAATAAAGTAGAAAATAAAGTTATAAAAACACTATTTGTAGAAATAAGCTGAGAAGAAGAAATATATCCTATAGTTCCTAATCCATTAATAGACGATATTAATTGATTACTATTTACATTATTATTGTTAGTATTGTTAGGCCATTTAGAAATGCCTATGTTATTATTCCAACTACTCATCTATATCTAATCAATATAAGATAAAGCAATTTCAATATTTACAGTTGTATTATCATTTAAATAAAAAGGTTGATCGTTGTCATCTCTCATTTCAACCGTAATATTATATATGGTATCGGGAGTATTTAATAAATAATTGATAGTAAGAGCGACATACTGAGAAATAACTAACTGCCCTGCTGTAATGGGAGCAACAGATAAAAGATTATGTCTATTATTAGATGTAACGGAAGAACCGAGACATAAATTAGAATATAAATAAACACATTGTGTATATACTAAATCTGGGAATGAGTCTGGAGGGATAGCAGTGTTAGCAGCATAAGTAAAATTACCTATATTAGCACATAAAGTGATAATAGGAGGTGATCCACCTTGAAAATTAATTGCTTGACCTGATAAAGAATAACCAACACGAAGATTTAATGTTTGTTGTGGAACATAAGGTTGTTGTATAGATCCACCACCAAAAAGAGGGCAAATAATATTAGCAGCAGCAGCAGCAATATTAGGGTCATTATATCCCGCAATAGCATAATATTTACCAGACGTTAAACCGGTCATAGATATTTGATTAGTTAAAGAGTTAAAACTAAAGCTAATATCACCAGCAATCCATGTAGGATTATTACTTGCGTATTCACCTCCAGAAGCAGCAGCAACATTTAAAGCATTAACCAAATCTTGAGGATTAGAAAAATATCTATTTTGTGAATATGTAGTATATCCTCCATTTGCGTTAGTCCAAACGGGATTAGCAGGGTATAATCTAACATTGTGTAAATATGTTGATGAAGGCACAGTAGTAGAAGTAGGTAACTGATAATACCAAAAAACACACATATAGTTAGGAATAGTAACGCCAGTAGCGGAAGCATTAGGGATAGTGCATCTTAAAAGCTGTGCTTTTCTACAACCTAAAATAGGAGTTTTATAATTAACTGTAAATTGACTATAAGCACCATTAGTAGGAGTAGTAGTGTCATCTTCACTAGAAATAAATAATCTTGTGGGTTGATTCACAAAAGATTTAACGCCAGGATAAGCCATCTATATTTATACATTATAATCAAATCCAATTTCTAAAGAAATATTTTCAGTATTAGGAAATAAAAAAGGTTCTCCAAAATCAGTCTTAAATATAAATGTCAATTCGTATATTTCATTTGGTATTTTAGATAAAGGATAGCGTTGAGTATTTGTAAAATAAGAAACTCCTAAAGGTGTCGTATTCAATGGAACAGATAATAAGAAATTGGGAGTTCCTCCAGATTCAGAACTATAAGCACTTCCGCCCGTAAGCGTACAATATATATTTACATTTTGACTATATACTAAATTACCATAAGATTCAGCAGTATAGATATTAATATTATATAATAAAGATGTATTAAAAAGATAGTTAGGCATAGGTCTTAAATGATTAATAAAATCTATTTCAGTAGCATTAATATTAGACCAAGCATATCCAAGACGATTATTTAAACTTCTATTAATTGTATAAGGTTGTCCTACTACTCCTTGAAGATTAAATTCACCTGTTGTTAAAGATAAAAGATTTTTTGACGCAGTGATAACGTTAGGGTCATTTGCTCCAGCAAGTAAATAATAATATGCGGGTTGTCCTGAAACTAATTGAAACCATGCGGAAGGATAAGCAGATGGAGATTGATTGGTAGAAATAACATTGACATAATTATTACCTAAATAAGAAACTATTTGATTTACTTGATAAGTAATACTAGCATTATAAGCGGCAGGAGTATAAACATTATTAAAAACAACACTAAATTTATTAGTATTGGAATCAAATGAAAAAGAAATATCATTAGGAATAATATAAATATTAGGATCTCCAGAATATGAAGCACAAGCGAGATTTAAATCAATTAATAAATCTTGATAAGAATTATAATAACGATTTATAGGCATAGAGCAAACAGAACTAACAACATCTTTAGGATAATAAGATGGTAGAATTCTAACACAATGTAAATAACTGATATCTGGAATTAATGGAGCACGAATAGCATAACCATTTTCTATTTGTGTAGGAAGTCTATAATACCATAAAACCAATTCTTGATTAGGGATATTGGTAGTAATAATAGGAATAGTAGTTTTAGTTAAATCTAAAGATTTAGCTGCTAAAACTGGATTACGCAAATTAACTTTAAAAGAATTAAAAAAACCATTAGTTGCTCCAGTTGCTAAGGTTGTGGAATTATCATCTTTAGAATTAAAATTGATTCTTTCAGGCATAAAAATAGCAGAACGAATATTCTCCAGATTCTTATAATTCTCAATAGTAAATTCACCCATAATAAGTTTTTTTAATTCATTAGCCATCTAATATTCTCTTTTTTTGATTTCTTCTATTTTCTGAATGAGTAGCCCAACGCAAATTAGAAAGATTATTATTAAAAATATTATTATCAATATGATCTACACAAGGTTTTTTATCAGGATTATCTAAATATGTTAAAGCAACTAAACGATGAATGGCATATTTTTTTTTATTTAAATTAATTCTGTAATATGTGCCGTAAGATGAAAAAGGCTTTAATTGTCTTTTATGTTTATTAAAAATGTTTCCACTCATATCGCAAAAAAAATTTCCAGAAATATCAGGGATTGATTTTAACATCTAAATATAATATAGAATGAAAGTATTTGTGTTACATTATTCTTTTTTAACCGAAAGAAAATCATTTATGTTAAAACAATTCAAAGACCATAATATTACAGATTATGACTTTATAGAACTATATGATGTTAAAGATATAGAAGAAATATATAAAAAAAGATTTGATAAAATATCTCTTGGTAGTGCTTCATTATCTCTAAAACATTATAATGCTTACGAGCGAATCGCTACAGATAAAGAATATGATGAAGCATTAATTTTAGAAGATGATGCTATATTATGCGATGGTTTTATGGATAAATTAAAATTGTATTTAACACAAGTTCCTAAAGATTATGATATGGTATTTTTAGGCGATGGGTGTAATTTACATATACCAAAAGAATATCAAACAGATAATTTATATGTATATAGAAAAGGTTTAGAGCCTACTATATGGGGCGGGGAAGGATGTAGTAGATGTACTGATAGTTATATAGTATCAAAGAAATGTGCTAAGAAATTAACATATTTATTAAATAAAATGGAAGAAAAAATAAGAGATCCAAATGATTTCTTTTTAAATGTATTAGCAAGATGGGCTAAATTAAATGTTTATTGGGTAGAACCTACTATAGTTACTCAAGGTAGTATGAGTGGTTTATTTACTCAATCATATAAATATTAAAGTGATGGGGGGAGGGTGTCAAAAAAAAGACCCTCCCTCTCCTAGATGTTATAAATTCTCTAAGCACCAACAATCTTAAGAGCGCCGTTCTTGAGATGTAAATACTTTGTGGCTAAGAGTGAAACTGTAGGAGTTAAACCAGTTGAAGACACAGCGTTAAAGTTATTGCGTATTACTGTCACGATTTGAGCGCCGCTCTGTCCGAGAATAGACACACCATCAGCGTCAAGGGTCTCGCCACCCTTAAAGTTATCAAAGTTATAGGCTAATACGAATTTATCGTTGTATGCTAACTGACCGGTATTACCAACAGCTGGGGCGTATATACTTCCAGCAGTTGCGGAAGGTGTAAGACCTGCGCCAGTGCCAGAATATGTAGTTGATAGACCATAAGTGTTCCAGTTAATTACGCCATCATACACATTAAGAGGTTCAGAATTATTAAAAGAGCCTACTGTCATCCAGAACGCACGTCCTAAACTGTTAGCAGGTTGGCTGGGAAAATATAAACTTCCAATTCTCCACTGGACCTGTTGGAAAAGAGCATTGGGGAAGCAAGACACGGATGGATATGTGAAAGATGTAAGAGCATCAGTAGGGCACGCTGTTACGACTATCTTACGTAAATTATTTGTGGCTCGAGATGTAATAATGGACTGGTCGCCATTTGCTGAAGAGATGGCCTGGCCCTGACTACACACGGTTGTTTCTACTGGAATTACTAAGCCAGGTTCATTTTCATCTTGGCATATCATATTAAGCATCTGACCGTATAAGTAATTTGGTGTAACGAGATCGGCTTCAATATAAATATCAGTTAATGAATATGAAGGTGAGCCAGATGAGCTAGGCTGGAACATAGCTTCAGAAGCTCCAGCTAATGTTAATTGTAAAACCATTTCTCCCATTTGCGATAATGGTAAATACTGGTTGGTGCGGAAAACACCAGATAAGAGACCCATAGGAACGGCAACGGACATACCATTTTGGTATCCGGAACCTGTTGGGATAGTTGTATTGTAATAACGAGTAGCGGCGTTAGTAACCTCAGAAGTTACATCGCCATTAATACGAGAATACGCACCAATTGTTGATGCGGCAGATGCTGGCAAGTTACTTGTAGGAACTGTAACATACGCAGAAGTAGATGAACCTAATTCTGCATTATCTTTCCAATAACCAGCGAAAGACCCAGCGGATTCAATCCAAGATTTAGAAGCACCCGCATACACTAAAGCATTAGCGGTACGATTGCACAGATCTAAATCTTCTAAGAGAGAACCATTAAAGGTCACTTGCACACGACGGCACCAAGCGGGACCATCATCTAAAGCTGCGTTAGCAGCACCAGTAGTTTGGATATTAGCTGAAAAGACGACGGATTGAGCGTCTAGTAAGCAAGTGGAATCGGCAAGCACGAATTGCATGATGTTGCCAGGATTGGCAGTGGTACCCGTTTGCGTCGGGTTGTTTATACTTTCATATAAACCCGGACTATACCTTCTGGAATCATTTATGGTTGCTAATCATATCATCCACTCTACTGGTAGTCTCTGAGACATAAACCATATTCTAG